TACTTCAGCCCTTACCGCAGTTGTACCAGATGTGGTACTTGTGGCTGTGCTTGTATGTAAAGGGTGTCCAAATGTGAACGTGCCAGAGCGCCCTTTTAAGCCCACAATAAAAGCCTCGACTGATCGTGCCTCGTCATGCGTTAAAGGCGGTAGATTGACCTCTGCCTGCCATATAGCGCCTTGGTGGGCGTACACCTGTTGGTCATAGGTAAACGGGGACTCTGTAACGGCAACAGTTCGTTTTAAACGTAGGCTGATTGATGTAATGCCTACGTTGGGGAAAGCTAATGGCATTTCTTATGCTCCGACTAATGACTTGCTGAACCCACCGCCACGCTGTCTAGCGTCTGCAACTGCACCTTTAGCGGCATTGGCAATTTGTGGCATCAGTGTAGCAATTTCTGCTCTGACTGTCTGCTGTACGCCAGTAGATACGTTAATGGTCTGGTTAACAGTAACACCACCGCCACCGCCCATCTTATTGTTTGGTATTATTGATCCGTTTTGATTTGGAACAAACAACTCTGGCCCGCGCTCGCCAACCAATGTTGCTTGCCCTCTATTTTGCGACCCACCTATTGCTGATTGTTTCGTAACTTGTGTCGTAGGCATACCAAGAGCGCCACCAATAGCATTAAACAAGGGTTGCACAATCCAGTATTGAACCATCATTTTAATCAGGCTATCAATAACGCTTTTAGCCATATCCTTCATAGCTTCGCCAAAAGATTTAGCGCCACTAATTGCAGACGTTAAAGCGTCCGTTAATGACCCTGCGGCATTCTTAGAAACTGCATCCATTCCTTCTGCCAAGCTAGGCAAAGCATCTCCAGCAGACTTAATTGAGGCTCCCCACTTTTGCATCGTAGTTGGAAGAACTTCGCCATCAGCTAAATCGTCAGCCTCTTCTCTAAGTCCTCTAAGGCCCATTTTAAGCCGCCAAACATTACCAGCCGCATTGTCTATAGAATCGCTAAAACCATACGTCATTTTTGTAGTAATTGGCGCTAAATTCATCCAATCCCTAACGTAGTTGGCCATTTCAATAAAGCCATTTGCAAAATCAGCAAAACCCCTAGCCGCTGATCCAAGGGCTAACAAAATATCCGCCAACCCTTGAAGTATATTTTCAGCTAAAATAAGACCAAATTCTTCTACGCTTCCGCCAGCCGCTTTAATGTCTTTTAAAAACTTATCTTTTATTGTATTGCTTAATGCTTCTATGGCTGGAGCAAGGTTAGCAGTTATCTGATTACGCAAACCTTTAAATAATCCAAACAATTTAGAAAGAGAATCGTTTGCCTTTTCCACGCCTTTAGCTGCTTTTCCAGACATTACCAAACCTAATTGGTCAGCCTCGATAAACATATCTTTTAAGCCTTGCCTTCCAAGGGCCAAGGTATTTACTAGGGCAACACCTTCAGAGTCAAACAGCTTCATAGCTAGACGAACTTTGTCTGCTGATGTTGTAACATTACCGAAAGCATCAGCGAGCTGTAGCATCTGCTCATCTAGTGATTTCTTCTTTAGCTCTTCAGCATCAATGTTTAGCTCTTTAAGTGCGCCTTTAGCCTCGCCAGTTCCTTTAGCGGCTTCAGCTAAACGCCTTGTAAATCGCTGTGCAGCCATGTTGACGGTTTCAATAGTTACGCCCGTTTGGGTTCCTGCGAATTGCAAAGAACTAAGTGCTTCAGTTGTAGTGCCTATTTTAGATGCAGTCTTTCCTAGCGTATCTATAGCGGTTAAAGATTGCTTAATCATAAACCCAATAGCGCCAGCACCTGCCGCAAGAGCTAGAGCAGACTTCATGCTAAATGCAGCTTTAGCAATCTTTTGTAAGGCGTTAGTAACACCCCCAAAAGCCTTTTTGGTTTTGTCTACCGCGCTTATTACGATCTTTACATCTTCAGCCATTTTGCTCACTCAATATTTGGTAATAAGCCAACCATTCGTTGAAATGATTAACGGGCATTTGTTCTGCTTCTTCTATCGTAAGGTGTAGGCGATCAGCCAAGGAAAGCAGATTCATCCTTGACTGGTCGCTTTTTAGTTTCCCTGTATTGCCTCAACAGTTTCAATCTCTGCAAACATTTGGTTAGCAATATCAGATATAACGCTAGTTTCTTCGCCCATCAAATCAAGTCGATCTTCAGCAGACCCAAACAGCTTAGTGCCGCCTTCATCTTCTGCCTTCATACAAATCAAATCAACCATTGCCCCGATAGTCGTATTGTTAAGAAAGTCGGGGTGCTTCTTCTGCAACTGGTCTAGGTCGTAGCAAGTAATGCTTCTGCAATACAACTTAAACGCTCCAGATTCGTCACCCCATGCAGGTACTAATACTTCTCGCGCCTGCAACTTTCTTCTACTTCTTAAATCTTTAGCTAATCCCATGGTTTATCCCCTTAGTTAATTAAACTTGCGCTTCTGTTACGTCACCGCTGCACTGGATTGAGAAGCTGGCTTCTACCATGCCATCAAAAGAACCAGTAATAGAGCGAGAAGTTACAATGCCTGTTCCAGAGAAGAAAGTCTCTCCAGTGCCAGTGCCTGTAGGATAGATTTCAAAATCAATTGAAGCACGCTCATCAAGAATTAGCTGCTGTGCATCTGCCTCATCCCAATATACGTCAAGTGATACTGTATTTGTTTTTAGTCCAGTTTTATAAGTTCTGGAAACATCGCCCATTACTGAATCTTCAATGGTATCTGCTGAACCGTCAAACGTGAAAGAACGTACTTCGCCAACCACGGCAACAGTCGTGCCTGAGACTTGTACTTTTACTACTCCAGATGCGCCTGTTTTAGTCGCCATGATAATTACCTTTAATTTAAGTTAAGTTGTGCCGCGAGTGTACTGATACAAAACGCGAACTGTAATAATAATCCCGCCAATGGGATCAATAGAACCTTCATCAATCTCGATATTAGTTATCTGAGTATCTAGGGCGTACCCACCACGCAAACGGTCAACATCAAGAGCTTCTTCAATTGCTTCAATAAGATTGTTGCGGGCTGAATCAATGACAGAGCCTTTAACGTAGCAAATGAATTCGTAATTTATGGTAGCCATACGTTGAGTAATGGAACCACCTATAGAGCTATCTTCTCTATCTTCGCCAGCACTGCGAACCAATATAGCTGGAAACTGTGCGCTGGATAACTTGTCAAAATCAAACGGCTCGCGGGTAACGTACTTGATAGCCACTGGGTCAATTGTCGCTTTCAGGGTTTCAACTAAGTTATTAGCAATGCTTTCTCTTACACTCATTTCAACGCCTTAAAGAATATCTTGCCCAGTTTCTTTTCTTCAGAACTACTGAACCCGAAGAAAGGTCTTTTCTTGTCATTCATAGCAGCTTTCTTAGACTCAGCAGCTCGGCTAAAGAATATCTCTGCCTGTTTGCTGTTAGCCTTAGTTGTCATAGAGCCTAGCATCTGACCTGTAAACTGTAGATCAGGTAAACTACCTCTACCCTTACTCGCTCTAAATGCTGCATACGTTGCATTGTAAGGCTTAAATCTGCCTTTATAGCCAATGCCTTTGCTAGTTCTATCTTCAATAATATTAACGCCAGCTTGGGCGGTAATAGATAGAGCCTTTTTAACGCTATCGGATAATTCTTTGCCTTGCTTCTTTACTCGCTTGGCTATCTCTTTAGCGTTGGTGTTTATCTTGATTTGCATTAACGGTTAAGCCATTGCCCGATAGGTTGTTTCTCAGCGTAATCAACAGTGCCGTCACCATCTTCATCATAGTCAACACCATCAGATAACACTGCTTCTAGCTCTTCGCCATAACGCGCTTTGTAGAAGTCAATCATATTACCGAATCTGTCGCCATCAACCCAATTGGTAAGCTGGGGCAAAGCATAACGCCACAACACTAGGTAGGCACTCGCCATAGTGAACTGTGCAGGGGTGAGCTTTGTAGTATCCATCTCGCCTGCTATGTTCTTTCTGGGCCACCACTTAATGCGTAACTCTCGCTGAAGATCAGCTTCAGCTTTAGGATGCTCCAGAACAAAAGACTCAATGCCCAGACCAAGAATGTCGGGAATCAGTTTAAGTAAATCAGCGTCTGAGGAATATGCCATTATTTAACCTTTTAAAAAATGCCCCCCCGAAGGAGGGCAGATTATTAGTCTTACTATCTTACAGTACAGCGTCAGACAGAAGCTCGATACCGAACGAATCATCAAGCTCTGCAACACCGTAAACGGCAGTAGCGTTAAGCTCGAATGCTCGGAGAGACTCATCACGCTGTGGCGCAATGTTAAAGTCACGCTTCATAGCGATCATGATAGCTTCAGGAGCGAATACAGCGCCTTTAGCATCGCCAGAACCGTCAATAGCTACGTTAGCTGACTCGTAGACATTGATGCCAGCGATAGTTCCAACATAACCAGTACGCATCGCTTCATTCTGCGAATCGCCACCGTTCGGGTTAGCGAAGGTGTTAGTTAGGTTAGCTTTCAACTGGTAGGCTTGGAAAGGGTGTACAACAGCATTGATCACGCCAGTTACTTTGTTAGCGCGTAGAGTTGCAGCAGCCTTAAACAAGTCAGCAACAGTGATCTCAGCGCCAGCAGCACCGATAGAACCAGAGAAGCCGTCAAACAAAGCAATGAGGTCAGTATCAATCTTAGTAGCGATAGCGTTACCAAGAACAGTACCTAGCTCAACAGCAGGGTTGCCGTCACCGTAAGTAGCCATGTCAGTAAGCAGAACCTGTGCGCCTACTTCGCCAACAGTTACAGAAACTGAAGAAGTAGAAACGGTGGTGCTAGACATGTCAGTGCCTTCAGTCAAGTCAGCAGCAGTGATTGCTGGGTACTTAGGAACCTGAATAGTTTTACCAGCTTGGGCCTGAATGTTATACATTGTAACCAGACCTAGCATTAGGGATTGCTCTTCAGCGGTGAAACGAGCTTGTGCGACAATATTTACAAATAGGTCGTCAAGGGTAGTACTAGTAGTTGCAGCCATGATAAATTACCTTAAAATAAAATTAGTTTGTGGTTTGGTGGTTACTTTTTCTTGAAAGCCGCAAATGCTTCTTTGCCGCCATCGTTCCAGTTTGCAACCATATCTGCCACAGATGTAGGCTTCTGTGTAGAGCCACCAGTGTTACCCTGCGATCCTGTTCCACCTATAGAGGCTTTGACCATGTGCGGGTTTACTGTCAAGAATTCCGTTACCATCTCATTGACGGATAACAAATCACCGCTGTCATTGTATCGCGGTACTCCGTTAGCGTCTAGCACCTCAACTGTCCCATCTTCCGACAGTCTAGTCTGGCCTTTAAGTAACTGAGAAACTTGATTTGGATTTACAGCATTACTGTTACCAGCAGCACCAAGCAAAGCGCCATCAACTAGCGTCTGTTGTAGCTTGCTCTTGTAACTCTGTATCTCCATGTCTTTCTTTTCGACCGTCTGTTTCAGAATAGAATCAAACTCGCCACGCTCTTTCTTTCGCTCCAACTCGGCAGCTTCTCGCTGCGCCATTAAGTCTTTCGCGTCATCCAGATCAATGCCAGATATCTTCTTGTCGAACTTACGCTGCTCTCTTGCAACACGATCCGCAACAATGCGGTCTAGTTCGTCCTGAGTAAAGGTCTTGGTTTCCTGACTTTGTGTTGCCGCAGTTTCAGTCTCTGCTTCTGTTGCCATGATTTCATCGCTCATGTGACGTAGCCTCTAAAAGAGTAGGTGGAATGGTGAATCTCGATTGTATCATAATTGGTTATTTTTTAACTTTCTTCTTTTTTTTGGGACGGCCAACCTTGCTGCCGTATGTTCCTTTACCTTGTGGCATATAACACCTCTTAAAAAACGCCTCTAAACCTATGGCGGCAGTTATAGCCACCACGCACAACGAAAGGGTCGCCACTGATCTTTCCAGCCCACGAACCTTCCCAAATACTGTCAATCTCATCTTTGGTATAAGTCTTGCCAACGTGCTTTTCGCAAAAGTCTCTAGTGGCTTCATCATCTGGGCCATAGTATTTAAACTCAGTCGCGCCAGCTTCGATAGCAATCTTAGTGTTAACCGTTGCATCAAACTGCATTAAGGCATCATGCAAGCCCTGACTAGCGTACCTGCCAAGGTTAGCGTTAACAGATGCTTTGATAGTGGCTAGGCTCTGGGCAAAGGTAGCGCCTGTTAGCGTGCTTTCATAAAGCTCTTTTGACACCGCATCAAGATAATTCTGGCCTAAGTCTTCAAACCCTTTAAAGGTCATAGATTGGAGCTGAGATATAATGTTAGGGTCTAGCTTAGTCACATCAGCATAGGTACTTAACATCGCAGCAACTTCATCAGCTATTACGGTGTACTCACGAACCAAACCATCAACAGTTGCTAAATACTCTTGCTCTATAGCTGTACGAAGTTCAACCCTTGCCTGTATTGCCCACTCAAGATCAAACAGCTCGCCATCTTTAAGCGGGGCAGTAGCCATTAGATCAGTTATTCTATCTTCTAACTTAACTAAAGCAGATGCCAACTTACCTTGGTGGTCTTCTGCCCTAGCTATGACCGATCTTAATTGGTCAACGTCAGCAGGCATTAGGCTTCAGGCTCTAATGTTTCTGGAACAAACTGCCCTAGCACCTGAGCGCCAGATTCAATCTCAACGTGAGCTTTAGCAAGCTCTTCATCATCAAGCAAAAGGTCTGCAATCTTTTTATCTATTTCTTGCGACAAGGTTACAGACTTAACACCAGTAGAGCGCAACTGCTGTAAGAACATTAGCTCTTTATCGTAATCACGAAGGTCGAAGGAATCAGGGTAGAAGATTTCAACGTCTGCGGTTATCTCTTGCCACTGGCAAAACAACACCCAGAGTTGCTCTTCAGCAAGCTCAAGCAAATCAGCCTTCTCAGATAGCTTGGCATTCAGCATCTGGAATTCAGTAGCCATTGCTACACCTGACATAGTAATAGCTTCAGTACCGCGAACTGCGCCCATGTGACTCATGCGGTTAATGGCTTGAATCTTATCTTGAATCGATGCGCGTACAGCATCAAGGTTTTGGCCGCTTGGCTGTAGCTGAAAAGGCTTTAAGCTGGCATCCATATCATCAGGCATATTAATAATAGCGCCAGCACCTGCACTAGCATCAGTCCCAAAAGACTTAACCAAGGTAGGGTGGTTGGAGATACGAATCAACTGCTCGATCTCTGATAGCTCTTGGTAGATAGCTCGCTGCATATAGGAAGCGTCTGCTATATCACTTAGCCCGATGCCCCTAGTGATACTGCGGTTAGCAGGAAGGAACACGGCAGGGATACGGCCAAGCACGTTATCATCCACTTCGACCTGCTTGTCTAGGTCATTTACCGAATGCCATAGCTCTACCCGATCTTTGTACCAGACCCTGTAGTAAGTCTCTGTAGTAGTTTCGTCTACACGAATAACGCTTTCCCTTACCTTCAGGTAATCAAGCTCAAAGCGACCACTGGGGCTGCGAGCGTAATTCCAATCAAGGACATTTTCAGGAGTAAACATAGTTACATAGGGGCGAATTTCTTGCGCCAACTCTTCTGCCTTTGTGCCAGCAGTAGACTTAGGCTTATCCATCATTAGCCAAACATGACCATAAACGCTTGCCCATATCTGTGATTCGCGCATGAAGGCATTAAAGCTGCGGCCATCAAGGTCAGCATCATCAAGGAACGGCTCTAGGGCTACGTTGCCTGCGGCTGAATTGAATGCTCTGGTAGGCGGTACGCGCCAAAGAAAGCTAGAATAAATATGCACTATATTCTTAGCATGGTTATCTAATGGTGTGAGGTCTAATCTGCGGTCGTAGTCATCACTGGTTTCGGATATGTAACGCGTAAGATATGCGCCATTAAAATAGTCTTCTCCCCCTAAATAGCTACGAGCATAAAACTCCCAGCGGCTTTCGTATTTGTCATAGTCGGGGTGTGTTGTATCTGCGTTCAATCTCATCAAGTCCACCTAGTGGGTTGTGGTGTGTCGTATTCAGTGCGAACAGGGAATAGGTATTCTATCAAGTAACCAAGGGCATCATTCATGTGGTCAAAGCCATCGTCCTTGTTAGGAACACTTGTGCCTTCTTTGTATGTCTGCCTTTCAAGAGACTTAATCGTCTGCTTGCATTTAGGGCTGATGTACAAATGCCGCTCACTATCACCTGACAGTAAACGACTATTCACAGCGTTGATTCTATCCCTGACCAATGCGTGAGAGTTCTTCGCCTTAACGCTAAATCCTGCGTTTTGTAAGATCGACAAATCTGTGCGACCACCAGCACTTGTTTTGCGCTGTCTTGATGCTGGGTCAGGGTAGATAATGATATTACGATTACCGTATCTATCTTTTATCTCCGCAACCATTTCATCGGTATTCGATCCGTACATGACAATCTCGTCTATAGCATACAGCTTCCCGCCTTTTCGTATGCATATAACGGCTGACATGGGATCAAGGTTAAAGTCCATACCTATGTGGAGTGTACCATTATCATCACCTATATCCAATACAGACTCTTCCCTACTAAACCCGTAATAGATTAATCCTGCGTATGTAACGAACTCTGCACAATACTCTTGGTTAAATGTTCTTTCATCTAAATCAGCCCTAGCCGCATCAACTTCCGACTGTGGAACATTGCCGCCTTCCAAGGTTGTGTATTGAAATGATTGCCAGTCTGCCGCACCGTCAATACCTTTAGCCCATAGATCGTAAAAGTGATTCCTTCCTTTTGGTGTCCCAATAAACATCGCACCCCCTTGCCTGTCACTTAAACTGGGTCTTAATACCTCGTACCATGCTTCTGGGCGCATATCTGCAAACTCGTCAAGGACAACAAAGTCCAACGCTCGTCCGCGTAGGTTATTTGGCTTCTCAGCGCCCTTTAGAGATATTACAGACCCATTTATAAGGCGTAGGGTTAATGATGATTCATTCGTCTTAGAAACGTATTCACGAGGCACTGTGTGTATTAACATATCCCATGCAATTTCCTTTGCAGCTCCGTAAGTTGGGGCAACATACCATACGTTACGATCATTGCCGCCACATGCCTTTTCAAGAATCTTTCCAGTAGATAAAAAGGTTTTACCAAACCGTCTGCCAGCCACAACTGAGACAAATCGACTAGGGGAAAGGAATATTTCACTCTGAGGTAGGGTTAATTGCACGAGGGTCTACCGTAATGTTAATTTGTGGGATTTCTTTAGATTCTGCTTCTTGCTCCTTCCATCCTGCCTGCGTTTTCAGATAAAAGATTGCTGCTGTTACGTTACCTGCTAGAGCCATATTAACAAGATTACCGCCCATTTTTGCAGCTTGCTTGGCTCTGCCCCTTTTATAAGCCTCAGAAACTTCAGGTTGGCGCTTTTCAACCTCTCGTAAAGTGTTTTCACAGATGCCGTAATAGTCAGCAAGTTGACCCTTAGTTAATACAGATGCAAGTATTTCAAGTTGCCCCATATCTTCTTCTTTAAACTCAAACAAAGGCCTGCCACCGCCATCCCCTTGATTTCCTATCTTACTCATATTGTTATACCTGTAATGCTGTTGTTTGTATCCACAGCAGCTTTTAAAACATTTAAAGACTTACCTTCACTATTGGCAAAATTAAGCAAAGCATTTGTATCCTTAGGGAAACAAGCGCCTCCAAAGCCATATTCTCCACCATTTGGGACGTTAAGATGGCTACTACCTATCCTTGGGTCTGCGCTAATAATATCCTTTAGCTCGCTCCATTCAGCGCCAGTATAGCTTGTATATAAGCTATGCAATTCATTCATAAAGGACACTTTGGTTGCCAAAAAGCTATTAATTGAATACTTAACTAAACATGCTGTCTTTATATCCGTTCGGTAACTTTTACAATGAGCTACGTTACTGTACTCGTATGCAATCATTGCTTTGCCTGTATCTATCTCTGAACCGCCAAATACATGCATTGATGGATTCATAAACTCATATTCTGCATTAGCTTGTGTAAGGAATTCAGGGTTATATACCAACCCTTTCTTACCTATTGGTAGCCAATCAGGGGTAATTGTAGATTTAACTAATGTTAGTTGACCTTCAGGAATAGCATCTATAACGCTTCTTACAATGCTCCCATCAACACTGCCATCTTTACTTTGCGGTGTAGGCACACATACAAAAATAGCATTAGGCTTTGCATCTAGCACATCTTGTATAGTTATATCGTTTAATGCTGGATCACTAATTATCACTTCATCGAAAGCCTTACTAACAGCATTCCCAACAAAACCGCACCCTATTATACCAATTAAATTACGCATTCTTTTATATACTCCTGTAGTTTGTTTCTTGCAATCCAGCCAAGGGCTTTTGTTTTATCAGTGCATAGTGCTGCTTGTGTCCTGTTACCAGCAACATCAGGTATTAACGTATGGTTATTACCAATCATATTAACAAGCTCTAAAACGCTATAGTCTTCGTCAGAGCCTATGCCGTAGCCGTCACCATATCCAGAATCAGCAACCGTTAATATCCCGCTTACAATATCCCTAACATCAGTAAAGTTGCGTCTTTGTAATCCATCACCATAAATCTTAACAGGTAAACCTAACTTCTTGGCGTGTAAGAACTTTGCAACAGCAGTCGAATAAACGCCCTCAAAGCATTCGTTTATGCCATACGCGTTATAGAAGTATGTTATTGCATAATCCATGTCGTAAAGCTGGCAAAACTTATCCACAAGGATTGTGTTTGTTTCTTTGCATATTGAATAAGGAGATCTTGCGTTGCCGTATTTCGTGCTAGAACCAGCATACAGTAGCTTTGCATTGTTCTGCCTACAATAATCCAACACGTAAGGTAATGTAGATGTAATATTTTCCATGGCATTTAGAGGCTCATCAAAGCTCTGCTGTACCCTAGAATATTCACCCAAGTGGATAACATAATCTGGGTTAAAATCACATAATACATCTATATTAGAGCAGCAAGTGATACGATAAGTAACACCTTCTCTCATAGGTCTTTCGAATCCAGACATTAAATTATCAATTACTTTAACTAAATGGCCTTTATCTGCCAGCTCGTTAACCAGATTCCACCCAATAAAGCCTAGCCCTCCAGTAACAAGATATTTCATTAGACTTGTTTTATCTCCATTCCGTAGGTTTTAACCTTAGATTCAACTTTATAATCACTTCGCTTAATTAACTTCATTGACTTAAAGCCTTCGTAGTTAACATGGTGATGTATTCTGTTGTATTTAATGCTGATTCTTGAAACGTCTGGATGCTCGCGGACTAACATGGATGACTTATCGGATGTTCCTTCACTATAAACAGTATCAGTGTTGCCACCCTTAACTGTCTGCGTTGCTAATTTTTCCTGCAAAAAAGGATTGTATAGGATCGTACACCAGCCAGCTTTTAGCATATCCAGAGATAATATCGTATCTTCGTTGTATCGACCCCTCCATCTAAAGCTGACATCATTCTTAATTAAGTTGCAGGAATAAATCCTAGTGTTGATTCTAAAAGGCGCCCATCCATTCCTAGACATAGCAAACATTGCATATTGAGGGCCTGACATTGCGACATTGGTATATCTTAAAGAAAAGTCCTCCATAGCCCGCCAAAATGCAGGAGATTCGCATTTAACCTTTTTGTTCTTATTCAGGCGCCTAAAGTTTTGTATGTTGTCATCCATTATCCAGTGATGACTAAAGCCTGCTGCTTTTGAATGCTCCCATATAAAGTTTCTCGCAGGGCCACTACCAGTTGATCTGCTAGTTCCGTGGCTGTCACAATAATCGTATGAGTCCTTAAATGACATATCAAGAGGTATAACTCTCGTTAAAAGGTTGTGTTTCTTAACAGCATCCTCATAAAGACTTACCTCGTGAGGTTCAACAACTATATTGTGATGCACTCCCATCCTAGTCAAAGCCTTACTGGTAATCATATATTTATGACGGCCTAAAGATGGGATATATAGAGGAAATTGCGGGTAATTAGGTCCAATCACTTATAACGCACCCCTTCAAGATCATTGCCTTCTTGCTGTGGATGCCATATAGACTTTGTTTTACCCTTATCTGTTTGACCTATTAAAGAAAAGAATTCATCACAATCATCTTGGTTCTCAAAATGCACTGCAACTTTCCTAAAGGACTGTATATCAGGTTGATCGAATTCAGGCATATCAGTCCATTCTGCTTCTGGATCTGTTTCGCCTTGCTCTCTATCAAGCATGATATTAAGCATTTCGCTTTCAGTAAATCCTATTGCATTAAGGTCAAAGTCCAAGTTAATTAATGATTCCATCTCTATTTTAAGTAAAGAATCATCCCAGCCAGCGTTTAAAGCCAATTTGTTGTCGGCTATAACGTAAGCCTTCTTTTGGGCTGCAGTCCAGCCAGTAATGGTAATTGTAGGAACTTCATCAAGACCTAATAATTGAGCTGCCTGCAATCTTCCATGCCCAGCGATTATTCCTTGATCTTGATCTATCAAGATAGGGTTAGTGAAACCAAATTCTTGAATGCTTGAGGCCACTTGCTGTATTTGCTGTTCACTGTGGGTTCTGGAATTGTTAATGTAAGGAATTAAATCCTTGGTAGGTTTTAGTTGTAGCTTATGTTCTTCTTTAAATCCCACTTTATACCCCTATTTGTAGTTGATTAGGGGTATTGTGGACGTTTTAAACGGAAATGTAAACTAACTAAGGTCTTGAGCTGCTACAGCCAGTAGCGAAGTTACTACGAAGATAATCATGTAGATAATCACGGGTGCCCCTTGGTGAATGAATGAAGGCGCAGTATAAAGACTATCAGTTATGATTTGAAATGATGGTTTAGCATGGAATGTATATCATAAATGGTATGGGTAGTCCGTTTCAGCTCCCCAGTGGACTAATCTGGGTCAAAAGGTACAAAGTGACCTTGGCCTAATCCGTTGCAGCACACCAGTGGATAAGGCTGGCAGGAGGAAGGCTTGCGCCCTTGGCTAATAGATAAGTAATTCGTAGGCTATGAAGCCAAACAAAGCGACTATCATTACCCCCAAGTGTAATCTATAAACTACAACTGGCTTAGTTAAATATTCTTTCACTGATGCCATTTTCGCATTTGTCTGCGCTTTCTTTATCTCTTTATCAGCACTTTTATGCGCTTGATCAATCATTTGCTTAATATCCATTACTCACCCCTCGCATAGCCAGCGAACGGCTCTGGCTTGATGTTAAAAACCTCGTTATAAACTTCGGTAACAACATCGTTCAAATGAAGTTCTAGCGCCAAGTAGATGTCTCCGCGCAGTATACAAGACCAATCTTCGCACCACATTTCCTCGTACAGATAACGCAAGAACACTTTTGGATTTACCAAACAAGGCGGCAAAACGTCATCCCACCAAGACTCGAAGTTAAGTAAAAAGTTGTAGCAAATTTCATCTTTATGCTTGTCTGACATTACAATAATGTTGCCGTCAAAATGGCGGTAATCTTTGATTATTCTTGGCAAGTTGTCTTCAAGCCATATTTTAAAATCAACGTCAGGATGGCTCATGAGCACACCCCCAGATT